TGACTCTCCAGACGACTCTCCCGATGGCACACCGATGGAACAACCCGGGGACATGCTCACGGATGAACCAGACCTAGAGGATGAGATGCAGGATGAGGAAGATAACAACCTAGAGGATGAGCTAGACCTTACGCCCACCGATGAGATGGCACAGAATGCCATGGACGCTCTCGACGCGAAACGCAACAAAGGCGAGAAGGAAAGAGGCATGGGCACTGCATACGTCATGCGAGCGCGAGACATTGTGGATCGCGTGAAGCTAAAGCCTGAGACTATCAAAGCCATGGCGTTATTCTTTCAGCAGGTCGAGGCTAGCAATCAGGAAGGCTGGAAAGAAAAGGGCAAACGCTGGCAGGAATACAACGCTATGGGAGGAGATGCCGGGCGTGAATGGGTCATGGCAAAGATGCGTGACCTCATAGAGGCCGCAGAGATGCCTAACCTCAAGCCTACTGAGGAGATGGCAGCAGAGGCAGAGCGTGGGCTGGCATGGAGAAAAGAATACAACCGTGGTGGCACAGAGGTCGGAGTGGCCAGAGCGCGTGACATCAGCAACCGCGCAACGCTATCACCGGACACGATCGGACGCATGGTGAGCTACTTTGCACGGCATGAGGTCGACAAGCAGGCAGAGGGATTTTCTCCCGGCGAGAAAGGCTACCCGTCAGCCGGGCGCATCGCATGGGCATTGTGGGGTGGCGATGCTGGCAAGGCATGGGCAAACGCTAAACAGAGACAGTTAGCATGACACCTCCCGAACTCAGGAAGTTAGCGAGGACATGGCTCGCACCGATGGATTCAACTCTGGCAGACTTGATCGACAAGAGCAACAGAATGACCATCGGAGCCTTTAGCAAAGAGGTCGAGGCAGTCATTGCACGTATTCCGCAGATGTATGGCATGCTGGACAAAAAAGCCTTAGAAGATGCGTTATTTCAGACAATGAGCGAGGCAGTTGCCAAAGAGCTATGAACGTAGGAAAGTCATTTTTGCGCATCGATGTTAAGACCTCCGGTATCAACGAGGCAGTGTCATCGATGCTAAAACTGCAATCACCGCAGACCAGAAAGCAGGCAATCGCTGCCGGTGCTGGAGACGCTGAGGTCGTGGTGCAACGCTACTACAATCAAAGAGGACGCAACCTATGGACTAACGGCACTGGTCCGACTCATGGACCGGGCAGGAGAGTAACGCAATGGTGGAGAGGCACTGAGGATTGGATCGTGACTAAAGCCACGTCAACCGGCGCAGTGCTGGAAAATTCACATATCGGACTGTCTCACAAGATCACCGGTGGAGTGATCCGCGCAAAGCGTAAAAAGTTTCTCACGATCCCGATTCATCCGCAAGCTCATGGACTAACGGCAAAACAATTCAGCCGGTCAGTCTCTCCACTGTTCCGAGTCAAGAATGCTCTTATGATGGCAGGAGAGAATGATGGCAATCCGGTGCCAGTGTTTGCACTGAAAAAGTCAGTCAATCAGGCACCATGGCCTAACGCATTGCCTCCGGAGGATAGCTACACAACAGCATTCATGACCGGCGTGCTGGATGAGCTAATCCGGCAAGCAGAGGCATAAAGAAAAAACTTTGTTTTAGCAAAACTCTGGCATGCGAAACTTTACGCATGTCTGGAACAAAAGTGACCGCATCTTTCCGCTCTGAGTTGTCAGAGGTGGCGAGCATCGTCTACTTACCAGAGGGCAAACACACGATCAACGCGAGCAAAGGAGGCAAGCCTGCCACGCTCACTGTTGATGTGAATGAGTCAGTGCTGGCATCGTTCCGCGATCAACTCAAGGCACGTCATGAATCGAACGTGCGACCATTTGCAGGATTTGACCATAAAGCCGGTGCAGCCTCGTTCATTCCTCAAGAGTTCCGCTATGAAGACGGTGTTGGTCTAGTGCTTGACGTTGAATGGACGCAGGCAGGACGCAACGCCATCGAGGGCAAAGACTACTCTTATTTTTCACCAACGTTCCTTGTCGATGACAACGGAACTCCAATCGGTCTGCCCATGCGTGGCGAGATTGGCAGCTTGGTTAACGATCCTGCATTTGAGGAGATTCCGCGGATCGCAGCATCACATCAAGAACCACAAACAAACATCATGATTGAACATCTGATCGAACTCGGACTCGTAGAGGCCGGACACGACGAGGCGACTGCTCTTGACGCAGCGAAAGCAAAGATCCAAGCACTCCGCGTAGACGCTGAAAAGGCTCTCACGGTGCAAGCATCCGCAGATGAGGCAGCCGAGAAGATCGCTGCTCTTGAGGGCGAGATCGAAGCATTGAAAGCAGAGCAAGCCGCATCCGCAGAGGCTGAGGCTAACGCAGCGATTGAGGAAGCAGTGACCGCAGGGCGCATCGCTCCGCAAGATGACGCTGCCAAGTCATTCTGGGCCGCATCGATCAAAGCAGACAAGTCTGCAATCAACATTCTCAAATCCATCCCGGCGAAAGTCGAACTCGAAAGCAAAGTTCTCGCCGGTCGTGTGGAAGAATCCAAACCAGAACTGAAGGGCATCGACAAAGTGCAAGCCGCTTTCGCCGCCCAAAAAGACTAATCTCCAACAACATAAACCATGCCTAATAACCTGACACTACTAGACTTGGCGAAACTTAATGGGGCCGACGCTGTTGTTGGTCTTATTGAAGAAGTCGCTTCCGTATCGCCTGAGGTGACGATCATCCCAGCGCGCACCATCCGTGGCACCTCCTACAAGACGGTCGCTCGTAACTCCCGTCCATCGGTCGGCTTCCGCGCCGCTAACGAAGGAACGGACGCAACCAAGAGCAACTTCACCGAGCGATTGGTAGAGTGCTTTATCCTCTCCGCTCGCGTTGAGGTCGATAAAGCTGTTGCTCGTGGCTACGAAGATGGCGAATCCGCTTTGCAAGCTATCGAGGCCGCTGGCGTTATGGCCGCTGCTCTCACGACCGTAGGCAGTCAAACGATCTACGGTGACAGCTCAAGCTCCAAAGGCTTCACCGGTCTGCAAAACTTGCAAGCCGCTCTTGGCAATGACATTGTAGTTGATGCTGGCGGCACGACCGCAGGCACAGGCTCCTCTGTCTACGCTATCAAAGCAGGTGTTACCGGCGTGTCATACGTCTACGGCAACGGCACCACGTTTGATTTGAGCGCATTCCGCGAAGGTGATGCAACAGATGCCGATGGCAAACGCTATGCCGCTCTGATCGCTGACCTGACCGCATGGATCGGTCTGCAGTGCGTTAACAAATACGCAGTGGGCCGCATCAAGAAAGCTACCGCTGACAGTGGCAAAGGCGTGACCGATGCGAAGATTGCCGAGCTTCTCAGCAAGTTCCCGATCGGTGAGCGTCCAACGCACTTGCTCATGTCTCGTCGCTCTGCTTTCCAGTTGCAGGTCAGCCGCAACACGACTCCAAGCACCAAACAGGAAGCCTTCACCGGCATTCTCCCCGGCGTGCCTACCGAGTCATTCGGAGTGCCTATCATCGTGACTGACTCGATCGTCGATACCGAAACCCTCAGCTAATCACTAACGAACCAGAATTATGGCTTACGAATTCAACCGCAATCAACAGGACGCTAACTATACGTCCACAGTGGCAATCGCTCAGGCAGGTGCTAACAGCGCAGTCTTCGATCTCGAACAACCTATCGGTGGAGACATCGAAGGTTTCGTCTTGCAGATCGCCGCTCCTACTGCTGCCAGTATCAGCGACACCAAAGTATTGACCTACACCGTCAAAGACTCCGCTGATGGCGTGACCTTTGCAGTGCTTGATCCTACTATCGCAACAACTCAGACCGCTACCGGTGCTGGCGTTGTCGCGAAAACGGTTCGCGTCAAACTGCCTCCCGTTACTCGCCGCTACGTTCGCGTAGAGCAAACAGCAACATCCTCAGCCGGAACATTCTCCGGCAACATGGTGATCAAGTTGCTGTTCTAACACTCTTCTGTGTGTGTTCATAGACTAGGGCGAGGTGGTTTTCGGAATTTTCCACCTCGCCCGAAACTTAAACCGTCATGCCTTGGATCGCTCTCACATTCTCAGGACTCCGCGAACGCTTATCATCAGATGAGCTTTCTGCTTTATTAGACGAGTCGTCTACGCCGGAGGAAAAGTGCGAATCAGTATTGCAAGACGTAGCACAGGACTTTGCCTCTCGCGTTAACGCAGGCCGTAGAAAGCGTGCATTGCCTCCAGTGGTCAACACTGGAAGATTCGTTCCTCCGGGCGCACAGCGGCACGCATACGCGATTGCACGGCGTGAACTCACGAGTGTATTCCCGTCACTGGCGCAATACAACGGCGATGATCGGAAAGCAGACTTTGAGGAGGCTAACAACTACCTTGATGACCTCGCCAACAATAACGCAGACGGTGACGATGCCGGTGCAACGTCATTTATTGCCGTCACAGGTGGGAGCTTTCGCTACGGAGGCAGCACCTTAATGGACTTCTCCATATCTCCATGAGCATCATACGTCAAATCGTAGATTCGATCGCTGACACGCTCAGAGCGCATGACTATTTCCGCACGGTGCCACTGATCCCTGTAGTGGTCGAGGATGCCAAGAACATCGACAGTGAGATTGAGCGAGCCATGAAATCGGCAGGCGTGATGTGCCTAGTTAACTTTGTCGGAGCCGAAACCGATACGCCTGACACACCCGGACCACAACTCACACAGTCAAGATTCC